ATCCAGCTCTACATGCTGGACGCGGAGCTCTGGAACTCGAACATGGCTGGCGGCGTGATCGCGCAGGACCGGGAGTCGGCCGAGGACATCTTCACGAACAAGGTGCGGTTCGCCTACGACCGTCTGCCCCAGGCCATCCAGGCTCACCTGGCGCCGAGCCAGGACTCGGTGCGCAAGCTCACGTTCCGCAACGGCTCGAGCATGACCGTCGGCACGTCGATGCGCTCCGGCACGCTGCAGATGCTGCATATCTCTGAAATGGGGAAGATCGCGGCGAAATTCCCGGACAAGGCCCGGGAGATCGTGACCGGCTCGATGGAGACGGTGCCCCTGGACGGCATCGTATGGGTCGAGTCAACGGCCGAGGGCCGCGAGGGTGCGTTCTACGACCTGGTCAAGCGAGCCCGGAACCTGCAGGACTCGGGTAGGCCGCTGGGGCCGCTGGACTTTCGGTTCCACTTCTTCCCGTGGTGGGAGGAGCCTTTCTACCGGGACGACCCCGAGCGTGCGGTGATCCACCCGCCGCTGCGGGAGTACTTCGACGAGCTCGAGAAGAAGCACGGCATCAAGCTGACGCCGGAGCAAAAAGCCTGGTACGCCGGGAAAGAGGCGACGCTGGGCGAGGACATGAAGCGGGAGCACCCGTCGCATCCGGACGAGGCATTCGAGCAGGCGATCGTCGGCGCCTACTACGCGAGCCAGTTCCGCACCCTGCGGCAGCAGCGCCGGATTACCTCGGTGCCGCACTCGACGGAGCTGCAGGTCAATACGGCCTGGGACCTCGGCATGTCGGACTCGACGGCCATCTGGCTGTTCCAAGTCCACGGCCGGGAGATCCGGGTCATCGACTACATCGAGGACTCGGGCGAGGGCATCGCGCACTACGCGGAGCTGCTGAAGCAGCGAGCGGAGGAGCGGAAATACCGCTACGGCCGGCACTTTGCGCCGCACGACATCAACGTGCGCGAGCTGGGCTCCGGGATCTCGCGCCTCGAGGTGGCCCTCGAGCACGGCATTCGCTTCGAGGTGGTCCCGCGGATCGAGCGCCAGGCCGACGGCATCCAGGCCGTGCGCCAGGTGCTGCCGCTGTGCTGGTTCGATGAGGAGAAGACGACCGAGGGCGTCAAGGCCCTCGAGCACTACCGGAAGCAGTGGGACGAGCGGCTCGGCACGTACAAGAGCCAGCCGCTGCATGACTGGGCGAGTCACGGCTCCAAGGCGTTTGAGACGCTGGCCAGGGCCGACGTGTTCCGCAGCGCGGTGCGGGAGCCCGTAGAAGTCAAGACGAAGGTGATGATGGCATGAAAGACTCAGCGATCTACACGATGGGATCGGTCAGCACGACCGAGGTCGCACGGGCGCTGGCGCAGCTGCTGTCCCGGTTCTCCGACCAGGGACGGCCCGGGAAATGTCCGGCGTGATCTACGGCGTATCGGTCGCACAGCACGCGGTCGAGCAGGACCTGCTGCGGTTCGCGTTCCTGACGCCCGACGGCGAGGAGGTGTCGGTCGAGGTCGATGTCCGCTCCCTGGATCGCGAGTACGTCGACAACCTGGTCCTGCGGGTGGCCGAGAATATCAGTGAGCACCGGGCGAAGAAGGTCAGCACGCTGACTGACGTGGCGGCCGGCGTATCGAGGGCTGTGCACTGATGCCGGGCCTGATGCTGGTCGCGTCCCCCGACGACCTGGTCGACCAGGAGCGTCGCGAGACGGAGGACTATCAGCAGGAGGAGCGCCGGCAGCGCGAGGCGTTCGAGACGAGCCTGGCCGGGCACGTCCGTCGGTGCTGGGACTCGGCCCGCCGGGCGAAGCGGCCGGTCGAGGAGCGCATCCTCCGCAACCTGCGCCAGCGCAACGGGGAATACGACCCGGAAGAACGGGCGATGATCCAGGAGTCCGGTGCGCCCGAGATCTACATGATGCTGACCGCGGTCAAGTGCCGGGCGGCCAAGAGTTGGATTCGTGACGTGCTGCTGCCGGCAGGTGACCGGCCGTTCCAGGTGCTGCCGACGCCTGTCCCGGACCTGCCCCAGGAGGTCGAGGTCGAGGTCCAGCAGCGAGTCGAAGCCGACGCACAGCAGTTCCTGGCTGCCGGCGGGCAGATCACCCCGCAGATGTATCAGAGCGTCTTGGAGCGGGCTCGCAGTATGTTCAGGCAGAAACTCGAGGACCGGGCAAAGCAGGCCGCGGAGCGTCTCGAGGAGAAGATCGAGGACAAGCTGGCTGAGGGCCGTTGGCAGGACGAGTTTGACGCCGTGATCAGCGACATCGTCGATTTCCCTGCCGGCATCAAGAAGGCGCCGGTAACCCGGCTCCGGGAGCGCTTGACCTGGGGCGAGGGTGGTGTCCCGCAGGTCGAGCGTGAGCTGGTGGACGAGGTCGAGCGTGTCGACCCCCTGGACTTCTACCCGGCGGCCGGGATCTCGGACGTCAACGACGGCGACTGTATCCAGCGTCACCGCCTGACCCGTGGGCAGCTGTACGACCTGATCGGGCTCGACGATTACGACGAGGAGTCGATCCGCGAGGCCCTGCGCGAGTACGACGACGGCGGTCTGACGGGCTGGGAGGAGCAGTCGCTGCAGTCCCAGGTGGATGCGGCGAACGACGACGATCGCTCGCAGCTCGATGACCGGCGCATCACGGCGCTGGAGTTTTGGGGCTCGGTGCCGGGCCGCACGCTGATCGAGTGGGGCATGAACGAGATCGAGGACGGCGACCGTGACTACCCGGTCTGCTGCTGGCTGATCGGTCGGCATGTGATCAAGGCTGAACTGAACCGCGACCCGATGGGGCGCAAGCCGTATCACAAGGCGAGTTTCGAGATCGTGCCCGGCTCGTTTTGGGGTCGCGGCGTTCCGGACCTGATCCGGGACTCGCAGAAGATGGTCAACTCGGCGGCTCGGGCGATGGCGGTGAACATGGGCCTGGCCTCTGGCCCGCAGGTGGCGGTCGACACGAATGCGCTGCCGCCGGGCACCGACCTGACGAGCATGTATCCCTGGAAGATCTGGCAGATGAACTGGGAGCGCGCTTCGACGCGCATTCCGATCCACTTCTTCCAGCCCAACCCGATGACCGACCAGCTGCTGAAGGTGTACGAACATTTCTCGCGCCAGGCTGATGAGACGTCGGGCATCCCGGCCTATACCTATGGGTCGAGCCATATCGGCCAGGCCGGTCGCACGGCCAGCGGCCTGTCGATGCTGATGAACGCTGCGTCGAAGGCGATCAAGAACGTGATTTCGCACATTGATAACGGAATCATCGTGCCGGTGATCCGTCGCATGGTCGACAACGTGATGCAGTACGAGTACGACCCGGAGTTCGCCGGCGACATTCTGATTCAGGCGAAGGGCTCGCTGAGCCTGGTGCACAAGGAGCAGGTGCAGATGCGCCGCCTCGAGTACCTGCAGCAGACGATGAACCCGATCGACTTCCAGATCATGGGTCCGGACGGTCGCGCCGCGCTGCACCGTGAGGTGATCAAGAGCCTGGACATCGGGCCGGAAGAGGTCATCCCCGATCGCGAGGAGCTGATGCACCGGCTGCAGGGCGCTCAGGCGCAGCAGCAGCCACAGCAGCAGCCGCCGGCCGAGCTGGGGCCTGACGGTCAGCCCGTCGGCCAGCCGGTCGGAGGGCCGATGTGATGTTGTCGACGACCGCGAACGACCCGAGAATTTTCTCCGACCTGGCCCGCATCAACCGGGACTGCCCGCACGCCGTGGCGTACCTGGAGCTGTGCCGGGAGGAGATCCGCAAAGAACTGGAACTTGCCACGGACGACACCCGCATGCGTCAGCTGCAGGGTGCCGCCCAGGCAGTAGCCGAGCTGCTGGACCTGATCGAACAGGCGCCACGCATTGCCCGGTGACAACGGAGTGACGGACACCCGGTAACGGACCCGTCCCCCGTCCCGAGCCCGCCCTGAGCGGGCTTTTTTTGTGCCTCGAGAAACCCACGGGCCTCGTGAGCACGGCGACACCCGAGGAGGGCCGCAATGAGTAAGGACCGAGTACCGAAGTCGGTAAAGAAGGCTGAAGCGCAGGCGGAGGAGGCTCATCGAGCCATGTACGGCCTGCCCCAGGACACCCAGGAAGAAGGCGAGCAGAAGGGCGATGACGCCCAGGCTGAAGGCGCCGACGACCAGGCCCTGGACGACCCGAAGCAGGGAGAGCACCAGGAGGCTGACCCGAAGCCGCAGGCTCAGAATGAGCCAAAGCCCGACCAGGGCGACGAGTGGAAGCGGAAATACGAGAGCCTCCGGGGCAAGTACGACGCGGAGATCCCGCGTCTGGCAGCAGACCTCCGCGAGTTGCGGAAGGAGAAGCAGGAAATGGAGCGCCAGCTCCAGGAGCTGCAGCAGTCGAACGGATCGGCCCCCGGGAGCGGGGACACCGACAACATCGACGAGGCAGTCCAGAAGCTGAGCGAGGAGTACGGCGAGGAGTTCTACGACCTCCTGCGCAAGGTGGCCAGGAAGGAGGCTGCTGGCGATTTGCAGAGCATTCGCCAGGAGCTGAACGACCTGAAGCAGGACCGGGCGATGTCGAAGCGCGAGCGTTTCGAGCAGGACCTGAACTCTGCGGTTCCCGACTGGGAGACCATCAACATCAAGCCGGAATTCCATACCTGGCTGGCAGAAACCGACCCGTTCACCGGTGAGGTGCGCCAGATGCTGCTGGATCGTGCTGCCGCTGCTCTCGATGCAAAGCGGGTGACAGCCATCTTTCAGGCTTTTAAGGGGCCTGAGCCCCAATCGAACGAGCCTCCGAAAAAGGACACCCGTTCGGTGTCACCACCCCGCGGGCGGGGCGCTGAGCCGCCGCCGCCGAAACCGCGGTACACGACTGCAGACTGGAACCAGCTGCAGGAGGAATACCGTCGCGGCAAGTGGAAGCACCGGATCGAGGAGTTCCAGAAGAAGGAGGCTGCTATCCACAAGGCGCTCACGGGACAAACCTGACGCCTAATCTTGAGAGGTAAATCAAGATGACTGTTGCAGCCGCTGGTGGTTATCCGCAGTACGGCGGAGCTAACCGCACCTTTATCCCTATCCAATAAACTTGGGGATACAAAACCTGTTCTGAAGAACTGGAACCGGACTTCGGGTGCCGGGACCAGAGGGAACCCGATCGAACAGACGCGCAGTTCGGAGGAATCCATGAAGCGCTTGAGCTGGAAGTACATCGCAGGACTTGTCGATGGCGAAGGGTGTATCGATTTTCAGTTGATCAAGAAGCCCTATGATCGCCAAGACGGCACTCGCAGTGTGGAGACGTATATCCTTCCGCGATTGCGAGTGGCCATGACCGGTGAAGCATTGCCGTTGCTGGAGATTCTCCACGCAAATCATGGCGGCTCACTGGTGGCAAGAAAGAAGCCGCAAAACCCGGCTTGGTCCCAGTCTTATAGCTGGGAGCTTACAAACGGGAAGGTGCGGCCGGTACTGCAAAATATAGTCAACCACCTGCTCGTAAAGAGAGAGCAGGCCAGGTTCTGTATTTGGGTGCTGGACAACTTGAGGGGCAAGCAGTCCAAGCAGAAGGGTTACGAGAACCTTTCTGCCGCAAGGACGTGCGCCCGTGATGAGTTGAAAGCGATGAAGCGGGACCCGCAGAGACTAAGTGAACGGGCAGTTTCCGAGGTGATGAATATCATCCACGGAAGCTGATGCGATAGTCCGGCCTGCATGCAAGCAGGAGGGAGCTTTGGAGCACCAAGCTCGCGGTGAAGTATTACGAGGGCAGTGTCCTCAACCAGATCTCGAACACCGATTACGAGGGCGAGATCAAGAACGTCGGTGACAAGGTGAACATTCGCACCGTGCCCGACATTACGATCCGGGATTACGAGAAGGGCGCGAGCCTGACCTACGAGAATCCCGAGAGCCCGCTGGTGGAGCTGGCGATCGACCGGGCGAAGTACTGGGCGATGGCCGTGGACGACATCGACGCCTACCAGAGCGACCTCAAGCTCCTGGACGACTGGGCGGAAGATGCCGGCGAGAAGATGAAGGCGGTGCTGGATACCGACGTGCTCGGTTCCATCTACGCCGACGTCGACGATGACAACGCGGGGCCTGATGCTGGTGCGATCTCCGAGTCCTACAACCTCGGTGAAACCGGCACCCCGGTCGAGCTCACCACTGGCAACATCATCGACTACATCGTCCACCTGGGCAGTGTTCTCGATGAGCAGTCGGTGCCGGAGACTGGCCGTTGGCTGGTTCTGCCGTCGGTCCTCGCCAACCGGGTGAAGCGCTCCGAGATCAAGGACGCGAGCCTGTCAGGTGACGGCACCTCGGTGCTCCGCAACGGCCGTATGGGCATGATCGACCGCTTCACGGTCTACCGCTCCAATCACGTCCAGTGGGTGGATGACGGTGGT